TTTGTACAACTTATCTTTATCAATCTTTGTTACATCTATTCTAACACTAACTCCTACTGTTGCCATTCTTGATTCCTTTCTTTCTTATAAAATTTGGCAGCCATTTGAAAGACTGTCTCTTGACCAAACGCATCTGGGTTTAATTTAATTAACTCCCAAACAGCTTTGTCAATTCTGTCAGCGATTTCTTGAGACTCTGATGCACTTCTTTTTCGCTGTATATCTTCTTGAGAAAACTCCCCACTTGCTGCGGCACGAATAATATCCCTCTCTTCTTCATTGAGTTTTAATATCGGCTCTGTAACAACTGGGTCGAACATTGTTATTTCCATTATTTCTTCTCCTGTAATTGGTTGATAGTATCATCAACTTCTGATAAGAACTTTTTAACTCCATCCTCTAGTTCTTTTATAAGTGTATCATCTCTTTCCACTCTTACCACAAACAATTGTAAATTTTCTGGGAAGTCTGGATTGAATGATACAAAATCACACCACTTACGCCCTGTACAAGCCATCTGCCATTGCATCTGTGATATGTATTTACTTGGTGCTTCTCCAGATATAATTGTATCGGTATGAGTTGTTGCTAATGGACATTTAATTTCTATTAATCCATCTTCACCAACTAAACCATCTGGACTAGCTCCTGTCATTGAAATAGTAGGATGGTCTATAAAACCTACCTCTTCTACATCACTATGTTTAAACATATATGTAGTGCGAGCATCCTCTTCTCTTTCAATGCCAACTCTCATTGCATCATTAAAGTATAAATCTACTTTCTTTCCAGTTAACCTTTCTGATACAAGTTGAATGCGATAATTCTTACGAGTTATTGCTTCCTTACCTGTCTTTAATGTAGCCATAATATCAGCTACACGACTAGCAGTAACTTTACCAAGACGAGCCTGAAACCATTCATCACTTCTCTGTTCCATCTTTACTCTCCCTTATTTCTTCTATAAAGCTCTGACACTTCTTACGAGCATCAGTATCCATTTTATTGTACACAGCTCTAGCACCTTCTATACCTTGAGTCTTATATACACTCTGAATCAGCTCTAGTGGGTCTAGGTCAACAAGGTCTTCACCTTGAAACAAATGTAATCCAATGCCAAATAAAGCAATACACTTTGCTAAACATCTTTGCATCGCTGTATTAACTTCCATAGCATTAGGATTCTTAATAGCTTGGTTTCTATAATTCAATACTGGTAATTGCATTGACATAGATTTACCAAAGGCATGAACGGTACAGAAGACCATCATTGTATTGTCATTAAATACTTCTGGTTTTTGATGTTCCCATGTAGCCATTGGGTCATGTTGTAATAAGATATCAGCCGCATGTGCCCAAGCAAGGTAATTAAAATCACCTTTCTTTTCTACAAACCTACTAACATCTAACACTCGTAGTTCATTAAACTTACTCATCTTTATCCTCCTGTTCAAGTTTGTCATTGAACTCTTTTAAATCATTTGTTGCTCGTTGTAGCTCGAATATAATTCTGGCTAACTCGTCATTTAAATCCATGTTTCTCTCCTTATTGATAAATGAAACTACATTGTATATTATCTTTTACACAAATGCAAGCACTTATTTAAAAATATTTTTACATTAAAATACTTGCACTAAATTAAACATCATGTATAATCTACTATACATTAATAACTAGGAGAGATGTAATGGATAGAGATAGTTGGTTACAAGACTATGACGGCTACTGTGAAAGTCAATGGAGATGGCAACAGGAGCTGGAGCAAGAAGAGTATGAAGCAGAACAAGCATTAGAAAAATATAAACAGGAGAAATATAAATGACATTTGAAGAAGCACTAACATTATTTAAAAATAACAAGAAAGATTTGAGAGAGTCTTTAGGAGTAACTCGTCAAGTCATGTACCATTGGAAGAAATCTAATCAACTTCCAGAGTTACGCAAGTATCAGATAAAGGAGATATTAAGTGAGAGACAGAGTCTTCACGCACATAGTGAAGGACAATGAGGGTGAACCTATAAAGCGTTTCCAATCCAAACGGGAAGCTGAATGGTTCATAGAAAACAAACCGTACCTACATATCGAAAAGACTGGAGAGAAACAACAATCTGTCAACGATATGTTAGCAACATATGAGGAGTGTTTATTTTGAAAATTAGAAACTGGAGTAAATTTCAACCACCTATGAAAGATAGAAATGTAATTTGGATAAAAGTCTACAGACAGATACTTGAGGATTATGAATGGCACAATCTTAATTCAGATAGTAAAGCTACATTAATTGAGTTACTTTTATTAGCATCTGAAAACAATGGTGAACTGCCTGAAGTCCACAAGATAGCCTTTAGATTAAGGAAGACAGAGGATTTCATTAACAAGCAAATTAGCATGTTATCACATTGGTTACAAGATGATAACAACTTGATAACAACTTGTGAACAAGATGTTGTCCTAGAGAAGAGAAGAATAGAGGAGAATAAAGATATATACTTCGATGACTTCTGGAATAGTTTGTTAGCAAAGAGAAAGAATAATAAAAAGGGATGTAGAGATAAATGGATTAAGCATGGGTTGGATAGTGAAGCAGACACTATCATCAACTGGATAAAGTCTATGAATGTAACTAAAGAATGGAAGGATGGTTTTAATCCAGCACCTGAAACTATTATCAATCAGAGAAGATGGGAAGATGGTGATAATACTAAAGTTAAATATGATTGGGAGGGAGCAATATGATACAGACAGTTGGCGACATGATGAATCAGTTAACTATCTCTTCAGATGAGATAAGAAACTATAAGAGTAAGAGTAAGGATGACTTTAAGATTAGAGACATGACTAACTTTGCAGATGATGTTATAGATTATTTCTATAAGGAACTTAAGTCAGGTAAGAGTTTAGGCTTTCCAAAGATGGACTCTGGATACCTTTGCAGATTAAGCGAGGTAAATTTAATTACAGGAATTAGCGGTCATGGCAAAACCCAAATGCTGATGCAGTGGGTCAATCATTTATCCAAGACAGGAAAGTGTTTAGTTATGTCTATGGAGATGAGACCAGAGATTTCTATATCAAGGCTTTGCCGTATTGGTCTTGGTCGCAATTCAACTGGAGCTCCACCAACTCCAAAGTTTATTAAAGAATATTGTGAAGCAAAGAAGGATAGTATTTATATCTATGACCAAACATCAACGACCACAAGTGATGATGTCTTCGCCAGTATGATCTATGCAAAGGAAGTATTGGATTGTGACTACATTATTGTAGACTCTTTAATGACTATACAAGATGTGGATGAGGGTAACGATGGATACAATCAGCAGAAGAAGTTTATCAACAAACTATCCGTCATGGCTAAATCTTTAAACATGGCAGTATTCCTTGTAGCACATTTAAGGAAAGTTGCTGATGAGTTACAAGCTCCAGATGCACAAAGTATCTACGGCTCTAGTAACATTCGTAATTTGGTAGACAACATCATCATGATATACCGCAATAAGTTGAAGGAAAAATGGGCAGATGATAAAGCCAAGACTGAAGATGAGTTGAAGGTGATGCCAGATTGTTTAGTCTACATACAGAAGCAAAGGAACTATCCATTTGAAGGTAAGTTTGGATTTTATTTTAACAGAGCCAGTATGATATTTCAGGAGACCCCGCTATGAATGATCTACTTAAATTTATTAAAGAGTTTAACTGTACCAGTTACAAAATTACAGATAAGAATGGTGTTGTTATTAAATATGTAAAGGAAGGTAAAGATGCGATTCACCCTAACAAAAAACAATCTTGATAATTTTATAGACAAGATAAAACAATTAGACTTTGATAAACTATGGAGGGTTGATGTGAATGAACATAAATTTACTAGAAGCATAGAGCAGAATAAAAGATACTGGAAACTTCTAAAGGCTATTGGTGATGGATTGGGTTATGAACCAGAAGAGATGGACTCACTCATGAAGTTTAGATTCCTAAAGGAAGAGGTGGAAGTTAACGGTGAGAAGATTGTTAAGATTCCAAGTACCACTTCTCTGAATACAGAAGAGATGGCTGAATACCAGAAGCAGATAGAATGGTGGGCATCTCAATATGGTTTTCAATTTAAGGAAGAATAATGTTTCGCAGTAAGAAGATGATGGAAGCATGTAGACAATTACCTTGTATGCACTGCGGTGCTAACGATGGCACAATTGTAGGGGCTCATAGAAATATGGGTAAAGGGATGGCTATGAAGGTGAGCGATGCGTTAGTCGCATCCTTATGTTACAATTGCCATCATGAATATGACAATGGAATAAATCTCAATCGTGAGCAGAAGCGTGAGATGTGGGATAAAGCCTATATAAACACTATGCAGTACATGATAGAGAATGGGATTCTTCATGTTTGAATATGTATTAGTTGTATATCTTACAATGAGCAGTCCAGAATATGTTGGACATTTTGTAGATTGTACACGAGCCAATGAGTATGTGATGAAGCATTATCCAAAGGCAGAATATACAAGCTGTCTACATGAAGACTATATTAATTTACCAGTTGGGTTAATTAAAAAAGAAATATATGCAACAGGACTTTAGAAAAACAGATAAGTTTCAAGACTTTCTTGATTATGGAAAAAGGGTTGAGATAGTATTTGCTAACGAATGTTTATCAAATGCAATATTTGCTACTAGATACCAAGACCAAATGGAGCATTGGGATGTTAAAGGAATATGTTCATTAATTAGTGATAAAGAATTAAAGTTTGATGTAAAAAGCCAAAAGAAAAATAATAGAAGTGATAAAAAATTTTCATCAGATTTGACTTGGATTGAAGGTAAGAATGTTTATGGGTATGATGGATGGATAAAAGGTAAATCTGACTATATTGCTTTTGAAAGAGAAAGAATTTGGCTAATTGTAAATAGAGAGCAATTATACAAATTAACTATACAAAAATTAGCTGACAATGGTAACAAAAAGGGTAAGGGTAAATATTTAATATATACCAGAGAAAATACAAAAGATGTTATTACGCAGATTCCATTTACAGACATGGAAGCAATTGAACATTATAAACTTTTAAAAAGGAATTAATATGGGTAAAGGGTCAAGCAGAAGAAAAGAAGATACAAAAAAGATAGAAGAAAACTGGGATAGAATTTTTGGGAGAAAAGATGGCAAAGACAAGTCCGACACAAAGAACATTGAAGAGACTAAAAGAAAGTGATCAATATGTATTAGTCAAAGTGGTTGAGCGTTGGAACTCATTCGCAAAGATTAGACAAGACTTATGGAACTTTGATCTTTTATGTATAGACAATGAAGGTAATACAGTTGCTATTCAAGTAACCAGTAAGTCAAACATGAATGCAAGGATTCGTAAGATAGAAGATTCAGAGTACACTCCACATCTTCGCAAGGCAAACTGGACTTTACTCGTTGAAGGTTGGTACAAGGACGGACATCGTTGGAAGTCTGATATCATTGACATATCGTGAGGGAATTATGGATATAAATAGAGTTAAACTTATTTTAGAAGACTGGGCTTTATATATGAAAGTGGATAATCATAAGCTAGGCTATCCTAGCAAGTCCATTCTCATTAATTCAGGCGGTGAATCATCGCATGAAGTATTTGAGCAAATGATTGATGATATGGATTTTCATAATGTTCAGGCTATGGATGCAATCATTGATTCATTAGAGCCTAATCAGAAGAAAGCGGTCTATGCTAGATATTTAAAAGAGAAGAAGCCAGTTGAATACACACGCCTACTCTCATTAGCAATGGATAATATACTAACTTTAGCTTCTCGTAGAATTCCTGCCTAATTTTACTCAATTCTCATTAGTACATATGTTATAATATGCGAGTGGGATAGGTACGCCCATTTACTTTATAAAGTTACATCCTCCCGAAAAGCCTTGCTACTCTCTCCAGCAGGGCTTTTTGTTTTACGGGTAGGGTAAGGTATAGGAAGGGTAAAGAAAACCTCACCACGAGCCTTGTACGAGCTCGTAGCGTGGTTAATTCTCATTAGAAAGTATAAGTTAGATAAGAAGCTATCAATAAGAGGGTAAAAATTCCCATTCTCATTAATAGCAATGGCAAATGTTTTTTGAATCTTTGCCACCGTGTAGGTTTAATATGCTGATTGACTTCATGTAAGTAGCGTTCAAGATCCATTTTTAAGCCTCCATAATTTTCATTACTACTTTTTTTGCAATTGATTGGTTAGGTAAAAATAAGAATCTTTTCTTTTGTAAATCTTTTATAGATGCAAGAGGATTCTCATTAGAGATTATATCATTTATAAAGTTACATAATTGGTCGTTATTATATGAAACTATTTTATTCATATTCAAATCTAATATATGAATTTGATTTTTTTCTGATACTTTCATTTTTTTGCTCCATTCTCATTAATAATTTGCTCGTTTAAAAAGTAAAGTTTATCTAATAATTGAAGTACCATTGATTGGTTATCGATTACTAAATAATCTTTATATGGTTTGAATATTGTGGTTAGTTTTATTTCATTGTACATAATAGCCCCTTTATATAGTTTTAAAATGGTTATTAAATAATAACCCTATAGCAGCCTAAAAATAAGCCGCTATAAGTTATCACTTAAAATAAGTATTAATCATTATAGAAGCATTTTGCCTTGTTTTATGCCGTGCAAAAATAACGGCTTCATTGTGAGCAATTCCAGCTTCTTTATATTGCATTAAATACTCATTAAACATTTTTATAATAGATTCTTTTTGTTTTATTGATAATTCCATTTTAAGCCCCTTTTTAGTGTATTTTATAAGAAATAGCTTTATAGTCTGAATTCCAGCATTTACGGCAATCATTACATTTGCCGCCGTGTTTATAACTTTCGCATTCTGTACCAATTGGATTGATAGAATGTACATTAGAGACCGTTATATTCTGAATACCTTTTAAGCTATCTGGAATAATTACGGGCTTATCTATAAACATAGCGGATAAGCGAACGATTAAGTTTTTAGGAATAACATTTTTAGAAGCATATTCTTTGATAATGTTATATTCACGGGTAGGAATCCAGAATTTTGTATTTGGCATTAATTCCGCAATTTTACATATTTTGCCAAAATGCTCTATAGATTGAATATCACCCGAATCATGCCACCTAAAGAATGGTTGATTATTAATTAATTTAATCATAGCTGGAATCCAGTTATCAGATTGAATAGAATTAAGCCTTTTATATTGCATAGGTAAAATATTAGCTTTAAAGCGGTGATAGTTTCCCTTGTTAGCATAGCATTGATTACATATAGAGCCTTTAATCTTTGCCATTTTTGAACCAGTGATACAAGCTTCTGTAGGTAAAGAATAAGAATCGCATGGCATTTTTGAAGTTTTAGTACAATTACCAGCTATCTCTATAGCTTCTTTTTTAGTTTTAAATAGTGTAATGGTATTCATAATTAATCCTTTAATTGTTTGAATATGGAATCTATTTCATTATTCCAATTATGTAAGTGATTTTTTCTAGCTAATTGTAGAGCATAGGTTAAAGCTAATATTTCTTTATCTGTAAGTTTTAATGTAATCATAATTAATCCTTGTGTGGTTGAATAGTTATTAAAGTATAAATAATTTTACTTAATATATCAATTATAAGTTTATCGTACTTATAAAGGGATATTCTAAAAAGCATTAAGCGGGGCAATTAAGCCACCGCCTTTGCTTTATTGTGTAATTCTAACGGGCATGAACCGCCACTTTCGGATTGATACCAAATTTCGGGTTCAGAATTTGCAAAGCTAATATAATGGCGGTCATCAAGTACAATCTTTTCAACTAGTCCAAAATAACCCATTTTGACATTAAAGTTAGAATATTTATGAATGCCTTTAACATCCATTGCTCTAACAATTTTAATTTTATTTAAGATATTGCGAATATCATCGTTTAATTGGTCGTAAAATATTTCTTCACGCCATTCTGGACTAACGCCATTGATAAGTTTAAAAAATTGATTGCGAATTGTTAACTCTTCTGTTGTAAGTATTTGCTCTAATGTTTTCATGATATATCCTTATATAGTTATTAAAAAATCGGCTTTTTGTTTGCCGTTGCATAATTATAAACATAAATAAAAATTAAAGTAAAAATAATTTTACTAATCAAACTATACATATTGATAAATTTTACTTATAACATTGATAAGATAATAACGGCTTCATATAAAGCCCTACAATCAATTTAAATAAGCAAGGGTAGGCTTACCCCTTAACAATAAAAGAAAATGCAACAGCGAGCGATTGTGTGCGTTTTAGAGGTATATATAATATAAAAGGTACATTTAAACATGGATAATATAGATAATAACTTAATTGAAGCGGAAGCTTCAGAAAATAAAGGCGGAAGACCCCCGCACCTTCCAACAGACGATACCCGAAAACAGGTTTATGAATTATCATCAGTAGGAACTACATATGAAGATATCGCCAAAGTCATCGGTATCTCACACGACACCCTCACAAAGTACTATCGCCCAGAACTTGACAGAGGTCGTATAGATGCAAATGCTATTATTGCGGGTACTTTATTTAAACAAGCACAAGAGGGTAACACTTCTGCAGCTATATTCTGGCTCAAAACTCGTGCACAATGGAAAGAAACACAGAAGCATGAACATGGTGGTGACCTAGATGGTACACCAATTCAAGTAAAAGTAATCACTGGAATTGAGTAAACCCCCACCCCCTTTTTCTATATACATAAATTCTCATTAATATTTGAAACGCCAGTAGGACAAAATTATGCCGCTAAAAAAAGGTAAGTCACAAAAGGTTATCTCTGCAAACATTCGTAAAGAGATGAAGTCTGGTAGACCACAAAAGCAGGCTATCGCAATCGCACTATCAAAAGCTGGTAAAACTAAAAAGAAAAGGTAAGTAACAATGGACTTTGCTAAACTATTACAAATGCTTGGATTAAACAGAAATCCAGTACAGCCGCCTATGTATCCATATGCTGAAATAGAAAAACAAATAATGCAAAGCGGTAATCAACCTTATTTTGGTTATGTATCTGATGAAGAATTATTAGCCATGCAAAATACAGCACCTTCTGCAGCAGTTGATAATGAAATATCAAGAAGAGCGGCAATGCGTGGTGAGAATCAGAACAGATTATTAGAAGAAGCAATGAAAAAAAGAAGAGAAATAGAAAATTTTCAAGGTTTAATATAATGGCTAAACAAGGACTCTATGCAAACATCCATGCAAAACGAAAAAGAATCGCAGCAGGAAGCGGTGAAAAAATGCGTAAAGCAGGAGCAAAAGGAGCACCCACAGCCAAACAGTTTAAACAAGCAGCCAAGACTGCAAA